CCATGAAGGGCGACGACGTCAAGGAGTGGCAGAAGGAGATGAAGGCGCGCTTCGCGCGCATGGACATCGATGCTCCGATCGAGATCGACGGCGTCTACGGTCCGGTCACCCGCTCCTACACCGCTTCGCTCGCCCATGCGCTCGGCATGAACGCCACGGAGTGGATGAAGGACGGCGTCACGCCCGAGATGCGGACGCATATCCGTCACAGCCGGTTCAGCGGCACCGAGACCACTCGGTACGCCAGTCGGGATCTCGTCGAGTACCGCCGAGCCCTTCGCAAGCGCTGGCATCAGGACACCGGCCGGGTCCACAAGCCCGTCACCAACGTCCTGCAGCATTCCTGGGGCTACCACCCGCCGGTTCACGACGGCGTCGACGTGATCTGCCAGCCGGACGTCCCGATCTTCGCCATGGTGAAGTGCAAGGTCGTCGACGTGCGCTCCACGGGCTGGTGGGGCAAGGGCGCCCCCTCCGATCCCAAGCTGAAGGCCAAGGGCGACGGGATCATCCAGGTCGAGATCCTCGACGACATCGGTCCGTTCACCAAGGGCCACCACATCGGGTACGGACACGCCGAGAAGGCGGTCGTCAAGGTCGGTGACGTGGTCCGCGCCGGCAAGGTGCTCGGTCACGCCGGCTTTGCCAACGCCTGGCACATCCACCTGATGCACAACGACGGGAACGTCGGCAACCGCGGTATCGGGAACCTCAATCCCGAGCCGCTCCTCAACTACACGCTCGTTCACGGGTAGGAGGTGATCATATTTCCGCAAGCCTGCTCGCCGTGATCATCCTGATCTCGGCAGCCGTCTGCATCGTCGTCCTGGCGCTGGCAGGCGTCTTCTAGACCCTGAAAGGGGGTGGAGTAGATGGAACAGAGCATTCTCATCAGCACCAAGAAGATCCTCGGTCTGGCCGCCGAGTACACGCCGTTTGACCTGGATGTGATCACGCACATCAACGCCGCCTTCTCCACCCTCTACCAGCTTGGTGTCGGTCCGACCACCGGATTCGCCATCGAGGACGACACACTGACGTGGGATGACTTCATCGACGGCGATATCTCCATCGTCAACGCATGCAAGACCTACGTCTACCTGCGGGTTCGGCTCCTGTTCGACCCGCCGCCTACGTCATTCGCCCTTCAGGCCATGAAGGAGCAGCTCGCCGAGTACGAGTGGCGTATTTCGGTCCTCCGCGAGGAGGCAAACTGGACCGCGACAACGGAGGTGGTCTGATTGATCACAGATGATCGCACCGAGAACGTTGTTCGCGGGATCATCGCCCACTACGGCGTCAAGGGCATGAAGTGGGGCGTTCGTCGCAAGAGCACGGGGCCCAAGGAAGTCAGCGAGGACGCGGCCAAGGCTGCCGGCGCTGCAACCAAGGCCAAGACGAAGGGCAAGCAGTCGCTCTCCAACGAGGAGATGCAGGCGCTCGTCACTCGTATGAATCTCGAGAAGCAGCTCACTCAGCTAACTCCGGCTACTCGCACTCAGAAGGGCGCGAAGTTCGCTGGCAACCTTCTGATCAACGTCGGCAAGCAGCAGGCACAAATGGTCGTCAACGATCAGGTGAACAAGCAGCTGAAGAAGGCACTCGGCGGCAAATAGGAGGTGAGCATGAGCCTGTCGAACACCGCAACACCACGGTATTACGGTGAGTTCCGTGAAGCGGTTCTCCGTGGTGACATTCCGGTGAACCGGGAGATCTCAATGGAGATGAACCGGATCGATGCGCTCATCGCGAACCCCAACATCTACTACGACGACAAAGCCGTCGACGGTTTCATCCTTTACTGCGAGAACGAGCTCACACTCACGGATGGTCGCGACCTTCATCTGCTCTTCTCATTCAAACTCTGGGCTGAGCAGATCTTTGGCTGGTACTACTTCATCGAGCGAAGTGTGTACGAGCCCTCAAAGGACGGCCACGGCGGCCGCTACGTGAACAAGGTCGTCAAAAAGCGGCTAGTCACGAAGCAGTACCTCATCGTTGCTCGAGGGGCGGCGAAGTCGATGTATGCATCCTGCATTCAGAACTTCTTCCTGAATGTTGATACGTCGACCACTCACCAAATCACAACGGCACCCACGATGAAGCAGGCCGACGAGGTCGTCAGCCCAATCCGTACTTCCATCACGCGCGCACGCGGGCCTCTGTTCAAGTTCCTCACTGAGGGATCTCTCCAGAACACGACGGGCTCGCGCGCGCTACGCGTGAAGCTGGCAGCCACAAAGAAGGGTATCGAGAACTTCCTCACGGGGTCGTTGCTCGAGATTCGCCCGATGGCCATCAACAAGTTGCAGGGTCTTCGTCCGAAGATCTCCACAATTGACGAATGGCTGTCCGGTGATATTCGCGAGGATGTTGTGGGTGCGGTCGAGCAGGGAGCGTCTAAGCTCGACGATTACCTGATCATCGCCACCAGTTCCGAGGGTACTGTTCGAAACGGTTCGGGCGATACAATCAAGATGGAGCTGGCCGACATTCTCAAGGGCGAGTATCAGGCTCCGCATATTTCCATCTGGCACTACAAGCTGGACGAAATTGAGGAGGTGTCCGATCCTTCCAAGTGGCTCAAAGCAAATCCGAATCTTGGACTCACTGTTTCCTACGAGACGTATCACCTTGACGTGGAGCGGGCCGGAAAAGCACCTGCGTCTCGAAATGACATTCTTGCAAAGAGATTCGGCATTCCTATGGAGGGATACACGTATTTCTTCACTTACGAGGAGACGATTCCCCATCGTAAGAAGGAATACTGGGGGATGCCGTGTTCTCTTGGTGCTGACCTCTCGCAGGGGGACGACTTCTGTGCGTTCACGTTTCTATTCCCTCTGAGTCACGAGAAATTCGGACTGAAGGTTCGCAGTTACATCACCGAGCGCACTCTCATGCTCCTTCCTGGCGCAGCTCGGTTCAAGTACGACGAGTTCATCAAGGAAGGTACGCTTCATGTGATGCCGGGCACGGTTCTCGACATCATGCAGGTGTACGAGGATCTGGACGAGTATATTCTCAAGTCAGAGTTCGACGTGAGAACTCTCGGCTACGATCCGTACAACGCCAAGCAGTTCGTGGAGCGTTGGGAAGCTGAGAACGGTCCCTTCGGGATTGAAAAGGTGATTCAGGGGGCTAAGACCGAGTCTGTTCCGCTCGGCGAGCTCAAGAAGCTGAGTGAGGATCGAATGATCCTCTTCGATGAGCAGCTCATGTCTTGGTCGATGGGTAATGCCATCACCCTGGAGGACACAAACGGCAATCGCAAGCTCCTCAAGAAGCGACAGGAAGAGAAGATCGACAATGTCGCCGCAATGATGGACGCTTACGTTGCATTCAAAGCGAACTCGGAGGCGTTCGAGTGATCCATGACGATAAGCCGGACCTCGACGCCTATGTCCTCGAACATTACGGCGTCAAGGGCATGAAGTGGGGTCGCCGTAAGGACCGCAGCGAGTCATCCGGAAGGGGCAAGAAGGTTGCTCTTGGCGTGGCTGCCGTTGGCGCTACTGCTGGAGCAGCATTCGTGGCATACAAGCTGAGTCAGGGTGGGGGCGTCAAGATGTCGTCGCTCGCCAAGCCTGCCGCCAGTGCGTCCTCGATGTCCAAGGTGTACCAGAATGCCGGGATGTCAGCGAAGCAGATCGCGGAAGCTCAGAGACTGGCCGCTGCATGGGCCTGAGAGAAAGGAGGTGAGACGATGGCAAGATTCAGCACCCGGTTGAAGCACGCATGGAATGCTTTCACTGGTGTAGAAGAGCGACGGAAGCAGCCGTCTACCGAGTACTACGGCACGTCCAGCTACGGCCGACGACCCGATCGTCCGGTTCTGTTTGTGTCGAACGAGCGATCGATCATCTCCTCGATCTACACACGCCTCGGCATCGATGTCTCATCCGTCAAGATCAAGCACGTTCGAGTGGACGACGAAGAGCGATATTTGTCGGATGTCGACAGTGGTCTGAACAATTGCCTCACCGTCGAGGCGAATGTCGATCAGGCTGCACGCATGTTCCGGCAGGACATCGCCATGACGCTCTTCGAGCAGGGCACCTGCGCCATCGTCCCGATCGACACGACGCTGAACCCGGATTCGGGCAGCTTCGACATCAAGACATTGCGAATCGGTCGCATTGTCGAGTGGTTCCCGCATCACGTGCGAGTGAATGTCTACAACGAGCGGACCGGGAAGCGTGAGGATCTCACGGTTACCAAGCAGACCACCGCCATCGTCGAGAATCCGCTCTACTCGGTGATGAACGAGATGAACTCCACTCTTCAGCGCCTCGTTCGCAAGCTCAATCTGCTCGATCAGACCGACGAGCAGAATGCTTCGGGCAAACTCGATCTCATCATCCAGCTTCCGTACGTGATCAAGTCCGAGGCGCGCCGGCAACAGGCGGAACAGCGCCGGCAAGAGGTCGAGTTCCAGCTTCGAGGAAGTCAGTACGGAATCGCCTACACGGATGGTTCCGAGAAGATCACTCAGCTCAACCGTCCCGTCGAAAGCAACCTTCTGACCCAAGTTGAGAGCCTGACTCAGCTGCTCTATGTGCAGCTTGGTCTCACTCCCGAGGTCATGAACGGTACGGCGGACGAGAAGACCATGCTGAACTACTGGGATCGTACCATCGAGCCCGTTCTCGATGCCATCACCGAGGCGATGCATCGTACCTTCCTCACCAAGACCGCTCGCACGCAGGGACAGCGGATCATGTACTTCCGCGATTACTTCAAGCTCGTTCCGATCAGTGGAGAGGGCGGCATGGCGGACATCGCGGACAAGTTCACCCGCAACGAGATCCTCAGCTCCAACGAGGTCCGACAGATCGTCGGCTTCAAGCCGTCGTCGGAGCCGAAGGCGGATCAGCTCATCAACAGCAACATGCCTACCGGCGATACGGGTGTTCCTCCCGCGGGCGAAGAGGAAGTTCCCGACGTCGCCAACATGAGTACCGAGGAGATCTTCGACAGTCTGGAGGTGCCCGGTGAAGCTGCCTAACGGCGAAGTGCTCATGCACGCCGCGGCTCCCTACGATCCGAAGAAGGCTCACGAGTACTACCTCCGGACGAGGAAGCTGAAGGGTCGGAAGAAGGGCGCGCAGCAACCACCGAAGCTGAGTGGACTCGGCGCCCGATCGGCGTTGGCCAAGCCGAAGAAGACCCAAGTCGAGCAGCTGTCTCCGAAGCAGAAGGCAGAGCTCAAGGCCTACGCTCAGCAGAAGGTTCAGGAAGCTCAGAAGAAGTTGAACGAGCTGAACAAGAAGCTGAAGGAGAAGATGGCGGAGGCCAAGAAGGCGGAGCGGGATTCGAAGAAGCCGAAGACCGCCGGAGAGAAGGCGAAGGACGCTCGGGAAGCCAAGAAGTATCGCCAGAGTCATAAGACCGAGCTAAAGACCAAGGCCAAGGCTGATCGAGCCAAGTCTGGCGGATCCTCGGACAAGGGCGGTGCATCTTCCAACAGTGTCGAAGGGCTGAAGAAGCAAGTTGCGGCGGCTGAGGCCAACCTCAACAAGGCCAAGGCTAAGCTGAAGGCCCTGGCGTAAGCCACGAAGCAAAGACCACGAAAGGACTGTCAAAATGGCAGTGAAGACGAAGGCCGACTTCAGTGGCTACGTCACGAAGTTCGGCATCAAGTGCTCCGACGGTCGCACGATCACGCCGGATGCCTTCAAGCACCAGCACGGGATCCAGGTCCCGATGGTGTGGCAGCATCAGCACGACGCTCCCGACAACGTGCTCGGTCACTTCGAGCTCGAGCACCGGGACGACGGCGTTTACGGCTACGGTTTCTTCAACGAGACCGACAAGGCCGCAACCGCACGCGAGCTCATCTCGCACGAGGACATCAAGTCGCTCTCCATCTACGCCAACAACCTGCTCGAGAAGGCCTCGAGCGTCATGCACGGCGTCATCCGCGAGGTGTCCCTAGTTCTCGCCGGCGCCAACCCCGGCGCCTTCATCGACAACGTCACACTTCAGCACGGCGACGAGCGGGTCGTCCTCGACGACGAGGCGATCATCTACACCGGTCTCGATCTCGAGCACGAGGACAAGACCGACAAGCCCGACGACGCCGGCGACGGTGGCGACGAGCCGACGGTGCAGGACGTCTACGACTCCATGACGGACGAGCAGAAGGAAGTCGTCCACTACATGGTCGGTGCCGCTCTCGAGGGCGCCAAGTCGGACGACAGCGCGGCGCAGTCGGCCACGCCCCCCAAGAAGGACGCCAACGACAACGATGACGACAAGGAGATCCGTCACATGAGCCGCAACGCTTTCGAGGCGGAGCGCGAGAAGACCACCGACGAGAAGCCGAAGCGGCAAGTCCTCACCCACGACGCCATCAAGGGCATCGTGCAGGACGCAACCCGCCGTGGCTCCCTCAAGGAGGCCGTCGAGCACTACGCCCTGCAGCACGGCATCGAGGACATCGACACGCTGTTCCCCGACGCCAAGAACATCGACAGCACGCCGCAGTTCGACTCGCGGCGCATGGAGTGGGTCCGCTCGGTTCTCAGCGGGACGCGGCACAGCCCGTTCACCCGCATCAAGAACATCGTCGCGGACATCACTCACGAGCAGGCGCGCGCCCGCGGCTACATCAAGGGCACCCTGAAGAAGGAGGAGTTCTTCGGGCTGACCTCGCGAGTCACCACGCCGGCGACCGTCTACAAGAAGCAGAAGCTGGACCGTGACGACATCATCGACATCACGGACTTCGACGTCGTCTCCTGGCTGAAGGCCGAGATGCGCCTGCTGCTCGAGGAGGAGCTCGCTCGCGCGATCCTGGTCGGTGACGGCCGGGCGGTCGACGACGAGGACAAGATCAAGGACCCCGCCGGCGCCAACGAGGGTGCGGGTATCCGCGCCATCGCCAACGACCACGAGCTGTACGCGGCGACGGTCACGCTCCCCGGCGACTTCACGGACGACGCCGGCCGCGTCGCCTTCGTCGAGGCGGTCATGCAGAACATGCGGTTCTACAAGGGCTCCGGCTCGCCGACGTTCTACACCACGCTCGGCGTCGTCAACTCGCTCGTCCTCACGAAGGACGGCATGGGCCGGCGTCTGTGGCGCACCAAGTCGGATCTCGCGACCGAGATGGGCGTCGCCAACATCGTCGAGGTCGAGATCATGGAGGACGACGCGTACGACGATCTCGTCGGCGTCATCGTCAACCTGTCGGACTACACGGTCGGCACGGACCGGGGCGGCGACGTCTCGATGTTCGACGACTTCGACATCGACTACAACCAGTACAAGTACCTGATCGAGACGCGTCTCTCCGGCGCCCTCACGAAGATCCGTTCGGCCCTTGTGGTCCGCCGTGCCGCCGCTGGCGCGACGCTCCGTGTCCCGGTCGAGCCGGACTTCGACGAGACGTCGGGTGACATCACGATCCCGACCGCCACCGGCATGACGTTTACGCGGACCGACACCGGCGCCACCGTGGCGCAGGGCTCGACGGTCAACGTGCCGGACGGCGAGTCGCTCGAGATCCAGGCCAGCCCGACGGCCGGGAACTACTTCGAGACGGACCAGCAGGACAGCTGGACCTT